GTCCAAATGGAGAACCAAAGTTTAAAACTGCTGATATTGAAGCTGTAAAGCTCTATAACAGTAGTCTTTGGAAACCATTTTATAACATCTGTAATTTAACAGGTAACCAAAATCTTGCTGATTTCGTTTACGAATTAAATAGAAATTCTACTAATTCGGAAAAGAAAGTACAGAAGATTAGGTTACGTTATATTACATCAATTGCGGATAAAGGCAATAAGGCTCGGTTAGTCGCTATTAGCGATTACTGGACCCAAATTGCTCTTCTTCCACTAATGAAAGATGTTAAAAGTCTTACGGAAAAATACTTCAACGGATTCTCTTCTTCAACATCTCATTCGGAAGGGTTTGAAAACTTGAAAAAGTTTATCAAACCAGGTATCAAATCTTATGACATAACGTCATGGACTGATGCCTTTCCTTCATCTTTACAGAAAATCATACTAGAAGAATTATATTCACCTGAGCTTGCTCAGGCCTGGTATGATCTTGTTGTAAAATGTGAATGGAGTGTTAAAGGGAAAGACGGTACTGTGAAATATGGTACCGGACAAGGTATGGGTACTGCAGGATCTTTTGATATAGCGATGCTGACGGACATGTTTGTCCTAGCTTTCATATATAAAGAGGACTATAAAATCGACATTTTTAAATGCCGAACCAATGGAAATATCCTATTTAACAAAGTAGGAGATGACCTATGGTGTTATGATCCTCAAATGAAAGTTCATCATCATTATACAAAGACTCTGGGTATGGATATTAATTTAGGAAAAACGAAACAAGCCACAAGTAAGAATTTATGTGGTGAATATGTTTCGAGAAACCTAAATAATAACCGAGATGTTTCACGGATCTCAGCCAATATCTGTCGAGCTGTATTTAAGAATATCTTAGATATTCCTGAATTAGCGAGACATTTAGCGGAGAGAAACGTTACATATCTCCCAATCAAAAAGATATTCGAAGTGTGTCGGGTCGAAGACCCAACACATTTACTTCGAGTTTTCTATTTGTCTTGTCTTTTCTTTCCGTCAAGAGAAGGTTATTCACTTCTTAAATATTCT